CTTGAGTGGACAAAGAAAAACTATTATGACAGATTACAAGCAATGGGTATTACTGTCCATACAATCGTTGGTAATCACACAGCATATTATAAAGATACAAATGAAGTCAATACAGTTGAATTATTATTAAAAGAATATGATAATGTTGAAGTTTATTCAGAACCAACAACTGTCAATATTGGTGGATTAGATATTTTAATGCTTCCTTGGATAAATGAGGAGAATAAATTACAGACTCTTGAGATGATGGATACGACATCGGCAGATGTAATTATGGGTCATCTTGAGTTAAATGGTTTTGTTGCTACTCGTGGTCATATGATGGAACATGGAATGGATACAAAGATATTTGATAAGTTTTATCGTGTATACTCAGGTCACTATCATACTCGTTCTGATAATGGAAAGATATATTATCTTGGAAACCCTTATGAAATGTTCTGGAACGACGTTTTAGATACAAGAGGGTTTCATATCTTTGATACTAAAACAATCGAACACAAACCCGTAAACAATCCTTACAGATTATTCTACAATATCTACTATGAAGATACGAATTATAAGTTATTTGATACTAGAGAATTTAAAGATAAGATAGTCAAAGTTGTTGTAAAGAGGAAAACCGACCAAAAGCAATTTGAAAAATTTATAGATAAATTATACAACTCTGGTATTCAAGACTTAAAAATAATTGAAAATTTTGTATTAACAGAAAGTGCAGACTTTGAAGTTGAAGAAACTGAGAATACGATTGGTATATTGAATCGCTATATTGATGAATCTGAGTTTGAAGGAGATAAAACTCTTATTAAAGGAATTCTACAACAAATATACACCGAAGCTTGCGAGGTAGACTAATGTATCTTCTTTCACTTAAAGACAGACGGGATGATGGTGCCTATGCTGTTCTGAATCGCTATGGAGAAAAAGTCCTTTTTATGTTTGAAGAGGAAGACGATGCTGAAAGATATGCTATGATGTTAAGTAATGATGAGGAAGCAAATTTAAATGTTATAGAAATTGAAGATGCACTTGCCATTCGTACGTGTAAGATGTATAATTATAAGTACGTAGTGATCACACCGAACGATATAGTCGTTCCACCACCTAAGAATGATAACGTTTCAAAAAATTAGATGGAAAAACTTTCTGTCAACTGGAGACCAGTTTTCAGAAATAGATTTCCAACAAAATGCAACGAATTTGATAGTTGGAACAAATGGTACAGGTAAATCCACAGTGTTGGATGCCTTGACTTTTAGTTTGTTTAATAAACCTTTTCGTAAAATTAATAAGTCTCAACTTGTAAATGCAACAAATGAGAAAGATACTCAAGTTGAAGTAGAGTTTGATATTAATGGTCGTCAATATCTTGTTCGTAGATGTATGAAACCAAATCTCTTTGAGATAGAGGTTGATGGTCAGAAAATGCATAAACAGGCAGATGACCGTGCAATGCAAAAAATATTAGAAGAGAATATACTTAAAGTTAATTACAAATCATTCACTCAGATAGTCATACTTGGTAGTAGTGCCTTTGTTCCTTTTATGCAACTATCAGGTTCAAATCGAAGAGAAGTGATTGAAGACTTGTTAGATATTCGTATCTTCTCTGCAATGAATCTAATTATCAAAGATAAAATTAGAAAACAGAAAGATGAGATAAGAGTTTTAGATTTATCAAGAGAGAATGTAAAAGATAAATTAGATATGCAAAAGAAGTTCATTGAAGAGTTAGAGAATCGTGGAAAGGCAAATATTCAAGGAAAAAAAGATAAAATTACAACCCTCCTCGAAGAACAAGATGGTTATGTTTCTGCTAATGAAGGATTAGAACTTGAGGTAACTGGTCTAATAGAGGATCAGGAAAAGGTAACGGGAGCTAGTAAAAAGTTAAGAAAACTAAACAAATTTAAGGGTCAATTAAGTCAGAAAGTAGCAACGATAACTAAGGAACATAAGTTCTTTAGTGAGAATGTAACATGCCCTACATGTACTCAAAATATAGAAGAATCGTTTCGTTTAAATAGAATTAATGATGCTCAAACTAAAGCAAAAGAGTTGCAATCTGGTTATCAGGAACTAGAAAAAGCAATTAAAAACGAAGAAGAGCGAGAGCATCTCTTCACTAAACTATCAAAGGAGATTACTAAACTCAACAATGACATTTCTCAAAACAATACTCGGATTTCTGGATGTCAGCGACAGGTCAGAGATCTGGAATCAGAAATTCAAAAACTTACCACTCAACTTGCAAATCGAAATACTGAGGATGAAAAATTAAAAGAGTTTAACCAAAGTCTCCAAAACATTTTTAAAGAACTAGCAGATAAGAAAACCGATATCATGTATCATGATTTCGCATATTCGCTATTGAAAGATGATGGAGTTAAGACAAAAATAATTAAAAAGTATCTACCACTTATCAATCAGCAGGTCAATCGTTACTTGCAGATGATGGACTTCTATATCAACTTTAAGTTAGATGAGGAGTTTAGTGAAACGATAGAATCACCTATACACGAAAACTTTTCATATAGTTCTTTCAGTGAAGGTGAGAAGATGCGTATTGACTTAGCATTACTATTCACTTGGAGAGAAGTTGCAAGAGTTAAGAACTCAGTAAATACCAATCTTTTAATTATGGATGAGGTATTTGATAGTTCACTTGATGGTATGGGAACTGAAGAGTTTTTAAAGATTATACGTTTTGTTATTAAAGATGCGAACGTATTTGTGATATCTCACAAAGCAGACTTACACGATAAGTTTAATAGTGTGATTCGATTTGAAAAACTCAAAGGTTTCTCTCGTGTTGTTTCTTAATAAATATTAAAAAACTCTAACAAATGGCTTGGCACATTAAAAAAACTAGTATAATGGGTGAACATACAGTTTACTATAAGGGAAATAACTCTTGGACAGTAACTTATGATGACCGTTCCACATATACTTCTCAGGCAAAAGCAAAGGCAGAGAATTATATTTGGGATAAGAAAACCAACAATGGTTGGGATGTAATTGCTGTAAACGAAGGATAATGATTTTTTTCTCTCTCATACTTTCATTTTTTGCTAATCATCTACCTGTGATGTATGTTCAAGTACCACAGTGGGCAGATGATTGGGCAGTTTGCGCTGTAGATATACCTGATGCTAAATGTCATTGGTATGTTGTCGCACCTGATAATACATTTGGTGAGGGTTTTGACTGGGAAAATGCACCTTGGTTTGATGCAAATGGTTTAAATGATGTTGCACCAATGCAAGAAGTATCGGTTTTACAAAAATTACAAAAAGGACAATGAAAACATTTTCACAATTTTCAGAAGATATGGAAGCTATGAAAAATAGCATGAAGGGACTCGCTAGTAATATAGTTCCTCAATTAAAAAAAGTTGCAAAAAGTGACGATGTAAAAAATATTAAAACTGATGTGATGAAATTATTTGTTGGTAAAGGCAAAGAATTAATTAATCAGGGAAGTAAAAAAATACAAAAACTTGAATCACAATTAAAATGACAACACCTAACTGGCAACATAATTCTGGTAAACCACAGAAACGAACGTTAAAACCACAAGCTCTACGACAAGCAAAGAAACGTCGTGGACAGTTAATAAAGTGTCTACTCAACCGTCCCAAGGGGCGGTTTCGTTGTTATAATAGGTATATAAAGCAAACAACATTATGACAGTCCAACACGAAATCAAATCACAACTCGCTAAATTACTTGCCACAGAAGATATTATAGTTGAGCATAAGAAAGTTGAAACAGCAGAGTTCAATGTACAGACCCGTGTACTTACACTTCCAATGTGGGAGAAGGCAAGTAATGGTGTGATTGATATGTTAGTCGGTCACGAAGTTGGACACGCACTCTATACACCTGATACAGAGTGGTGGAAAGAGGTTCAAATACCTCAACAGTTTGTCAATGTTGTTGAAGATGCTCGTATTGAAAAATTAATCAAGAGAAGATATGAAGGACTCAACAAGACATTCTATAATGCATATCACGAACTATCAGATAAGGACTTCTTTGATATTGAGAACAAAGATATGAGTGATTTCAATCTTGCAGATAGAGTCAATCTATATTTTAAGATTGGTCACTTTGTAGATATTGACTTTGATATTGAAGAGAATTTACTTGTAAGTAAGATTGAATTAGCAGAGACATTTGAAGAAGTATTAGTTCTTGCAAAAGAATTATATACACTTTGTAAACAACAATTAGAGCAAGAGAACAAAGAAAGACAGGAAGTAGAGAATGATACAGGTATAGACTTAGGTGATGAGACTTTAAATGGTTCACCTAAATCAGAAACAGAAGAGTCTGGAGAGGAAGTAGATTTAGATTATCAGAAATCAGAATCTCAACCACCAACAATTGAAGAGATTGAAGATATGATGGATGAACTCAATGGTCGTTCTCAACCACAAGATACAGAACCAGAAGTTGAAACAATGGATGCTCTCGATGAAGCACTCAAAGACTTAATCAATAGAGGTGGTCGTGAAAATCATTATATTGAGTTACCAAAAGTAGATATAGATAAAGTTGTAATTTCAAATGAAAAAGTACATGAAGCATTTAAAGAGCATTGGACTAATTTAAATATAAGAATACAAAGCCAATTTAAACAAAATCCAAACTACTTCATTCATACTTTAAATCCTGAGAATATCCCAGAATCTTATGATCCATATGAAGTTCTAGATAAAGAGTTCTATGCATTTAAAAAATCAGCACAAAAGGAGGTAAGTTATCTTGTCAAAGAATTTGAATGTAAAAAATCTGCAGGAGCTTATGCCCGTGCTACTACTAGTCGTACTGGTATTCTCGATACAGCTGTATTACACACTTACAAATTTAATGAAGACTTATTCAAAAAAGTATCAGTAGTGCCTGATGGAAAAAACCACGGATTAGTATTCATTCTTGATTGGTCTGGTTCAATGAATAACGTAATGATGGACACATTAAAGCAACTCTACAACCTTATCTGGTTCTGTCGCAAAGTACAAATACCTTATGAAGTTTATGCATTTTCAAATGATTATCCTAGACCTGCGATGTACGCAAATAAAGAAACTTTCTATGAACCAAAGAATATGATGGCAGAGGTAAGTAATAATTTTGCTCTACTGAATATGTTTAGTAATCAAACCAAGTCAAAGGATTTAGATACACAAATGATTAACATTTGGAGATGTGCTTGTATATTTGATTGGTCACAAAGCACACCTTACTTGGAAGTTCCATACGGATATAGATTATCTGGCACACCTTTAAATGAAGCAATGGTTTCTTTACATCAATTACTTCCAGAGTTTCAAAAGAAAACTGGTGCAGAGAAAGTACAATGTGTTGTATTAACAGATGGAGAGAGTCAACCACTTAAGTATCATCGTGAGGTTCAAAGACAATGGGAAGATGAACCATATATGGGTACAAACTACTTTGGAGAAAATTGTGTATTGCGTGACCGTAAGTTGGGTAAGACTTATATTTCAAAAGACTCTGGCAGATATGAAGCAACTGATATGTTACTTGAAAATCTAAAAGATTGTTTTCCACAAACTAATTTTATAGGTATTCGTATTCTTCCAAGTCGTGAAGGTGGTTCATTTATTCGTAGATACTGTGGATATGAAACTCCAGACTCAATAAAAATGATGCATCGTTGGAAAAAAGAAAAGTCCTTTGCAATCAAGACCTCTGGTTATCATACTTACTTTGGTATGGCATCATCTGCACTTAACAATGATGGAGAGCTAGTTGTTAAAGAAGATGCAACTAAGGCAGAAATAAAAAGAGCATTTGCAAAGAGTCTTAAAGGAAAGAAGATGAATAAAAAGATATTAAGTGAATTTATTGAATTGGTAGCTTGATAAATAAAGTTACCTTACAACAATACTATGGTTAGAATTACACCTAGCGATGCGAAAAAAATGATGGATGCATATAACAAAGTTTATGCTCCAAAAAAGGAGGAGGCACCTGAGACCGAAGCATCAGTAGAAGAACCTGCTGAAGAGGAATCAGATAAATAAACATACATTAAAGAGAAAAATGTCTAAATTTGGAGATTTAATAAGCGGTACAGTAGCAGTTGAGACCGTTGAAATACCAGTGGTAGAAGAAACACCAGTGGTGGACACAGCACCTGCATCCGTAGAAGACCCTGTTGACCCAGAACCTATTGATTTGACAAGTTTATCAAAAGATGAATTAGAGGATTATGGACGTACGATTGGTATTGAACTTGACCGTAGACATAGTAAATCAAAGTTGGTAAAAGAATTAGAAGACCATATAGAGTATTTAAAAACAATTTAAACCAGTTCACAAAGTGGCACATAAGGGGTTTACCAACCCCTTTTTTTTAACTATAATATAGGTATAGTTAAGAAACAAACCTTTTATTATTATGCCCTTTGAATTAAAAATG